TTTTCCTCGACTTCTTTTGCAAAACGCTTCTTTTGGCGGTCACCATCGTGCGTGTCGTCAAGGAGGATCGGCCGGACGCTTGGCGTGACGGTTCCAACTTGACCCGTGGCGACAACCCCGCTGATCGGGAATGACTCTGCTTCGCCTTCGCTGCCGACTTGCCCCTGCGCTTGGACGCCGGCGATTGCGAGCGTGACGGTCGAGGCCGCGGTGCCGACGGCGCCTGTGGCACTGACGCCAGAGGTTGCGCTGGTGTCAGATAGGCCAAGGCTGCCAACGCCGCCCGTAGCAGCGTTGCCCGTAACTGGGAGGCTGTCCCATTGGGCCGAGTCCCAGGTACCTGTGCCCCATGCACCGCCTGGCATTTAGGCAATCCGAATAAGCGCATTGGTCGCGTCATTGGTCGGCATCGTCAAAATGAACGTGCCGGCGGTAATGGTCTGGCTGCCAAAGGTATGCACCGAGACCGCGTTCTTGCCCGTGGCGGTCGAGTTGTAGACCAGCACGGCATCAAATGCGGTCGTCAGCGTCACGTTGCTATAGGTGAAGCTGGCCGAGGGCGTCCAGTAAGCCGTGGTGCCGCTGGTGGTCGGGGCGGTCGCATTGGTCACCGTCACCCCGCCCGCGGTGTAGTTCGTCCCGCTCACCTCGGTGGTGGCCGTGGTGTAGCTGGTCGTCGCGGCGCCCAGCGAACTGGCCGCGGTGTACAGCGCAGCCTTAAACGTGTCAGCGGCACGGTATGCGGAACTGAATGCGTGAACCCCGTTCAGCAAATCCTGCTTGAACGACGTACACATTGCCTGCGTGTTTGCCATCAGAAACCCCCAACCTTTGTGCCTAAGACAACGGGCTTTTTGAGCCTAACGTGTGCAGAACGGTGGACTAGTTCACCCTCAAGCCAGTATTCCACCCACTGGGTATATTCGGTGTCGTTGTCCACAACGCCCTCGCGCTTCTCCAGCAGCGAGTCGTCCATTTCGCCTTTCGTGGTGGTAACAATCATTGCAGTGTCGGCTGGTCTAAGGGAATCTGCTGCTGCACCGGCACCACCGCCTCAACGCCCACGGCCCTGCCATCTGGCCCGCGCACAATGCGCTTGGGGGCCTTCAGCGTGGCCATGACCTCGCCAATGCGGTTCATCGCCTCGCCGTGCATATTGGCCATACGGTCGTGCAGGTTCGCCATGTGCCCGAGCGCCATGTTGACGTTGCCGCCAAGTTCGTTGGCAATCTTTTCGCTAACCGCCTGCTGCGCCTCGAGGGCCGGAATGTCGAGGCCAGGGTTGGCGCCGATACGCGCCACCATGATCTTTGTGGCGGCCTCGAGTTCGGTCTTCCAACGCTCGTACTGTTCTTTCTGCGCCAGTTCCTGCGCCTTGAACTGCGCCTCTTGCTGCAGCCGCTGCGCCTCCATCTGCTGGCGCTGGGCCTCCAACTGCGCCTCAGCCTGCAGCTTCATCTGCTCAACTTGCATCTGAGTCTGCATCTTCGCCTGCTCAAGCTGCGCCTGCATCTGCGCCCGCTGCTGCTCAGCCTGCGCCTCAATCTGCGCCTTTTGCTGCTCTGGGTTGGGCTTGGGCTGGGCTGCGGCCTGCTTCAACTGCTCCATAGCCTGGTCGAGCGCACCCTCAATCGACCGCGCTTGCTTAAACGCGCCTACGCCGTACTTAAGCAACTCCATCATCATCGGGATCATTTCGGGGCTGCTCTGGCCCACCGGCAGCGCCTGACGCAGGAAATTGCTGTAGGTGTTCAGAAACTCCAGACGATCCTGCTTCATCTGGTTTTCGTCCAGCTGAACCAGCGAATCCGAGGCCACCTCAATGCGGAAGTTCCGCAACGGCCTGTCCTTAATCAACTGCAGCGCCTGCGGGATCAACTGCTGGTCAGCGGGCTGCATCTGCTGCGCCGCCGCATAGGCCAGGATGGTCTGCGGCTGGAACTTGCTGCAAATGATCTGCGCTTTCAGCCGGATCAATTCCGACGCATACAGCGCCACATCTTCCTGCATCGACCGCAACCGCAGGCCGGCGTACTGGCCCTTGATCTGCTGCGCGGTGGCAGTCTCCGAGGCATACGATGCACCACGGATGATGTCCGAAATGCCCGTAATCTCGTAAATCTGCTGTTTAATGTTGTCGCGTGCCTGGTAGCACTGCAGCAGCGCCTGCGCGAGCGTGTCTAGCGGCAGCAGGTCAATCGACCCCTTGAGGCCGCCTTTTTCACTAAACGCCATCCACTTATCGACAGGAATCAGCGAATTGTTGTCGCCCTCGGTCATCAACCGCTGCAACGCAGGCTGGCTTGAGTCATACACGCCACGCACCCGCAGCGCCTTCACCAGCCCGTCAATACGGTCGGACAGGATGTCCAACTCCATCGCTTGATCCTGGTACAAGACAAAGTCGGGCACCGGCACAAGGCTGTCCGAGGTGGTCGTGGCGTACAGCGGCTTGGGGCAGGGGAAGAACCCTTCCAGCTGCAACGGATCCTCGCGCACATCAATGAAGTCCGGCACTGACTTAGACAGCCAGTAGACCTTATTCGTCTCTTTGTCCCACAACTCGCAAATCTTTGCGCGGTTGTAGGACTTCTTTGACTCGTTGTAGGCGTTGAGCGGCTCCGGCCCTTGGTCGAGCGGGATGCGCTTTGCCTTTTCCTCGCCAAACCGCTCCACCAGCGCCTCGTAAGTCATGTAGACCCAACGCCAGACGCAAGTGACCTCCTCCCAAGTGCGGGCGGTGGCGTGCCCAAAGTCGCGCCAATGCACATAGTCAACCGGCGCACACTCGTACTCAATCTGCTCTAGCTGGGCATCCTCGCCCTGCTCAATGTCTTCAGTCACCTGCAGGCCATCGTCGCCAATTCCCTGCGGCGCCACATGAGGCTCGTACCGCGCCCACGCCACGCCACGGCCGCCGAGAAACCGATCCTCTACGCTGTAGCGCATGGTCGAGCGAAAGTCGGGGTAATGCTCAATCTCAAAGTCGATGGCACGCTCGACCAACAACGACGCCACGCGGCTCACCGGATCGTTGTCGCCAAAGCGGCGCGAAACGTCAGCCTTCGGCAGCTTGCTGTATACCGCAGGGATCAGCGTCTGGACGTTTGACCACAGGATATTGAACTTGGCGGTCTCGTTACCCGAGTTGCCTCGGGTGTCGTCGCGGTAACGCTTGAGGATCTTTTTAGTTCGCGCCGTCCATTTTGCGAACTCGTTGTCGTACCCGCTGATGATGGACAGGTACTTGTCCACGCCTTGGCTGCGTATTGGTTCCATGATCTAGTCCTTGTTGCGGGCGCTGATTGCGCGTGCCTTTGAACGGGCATCTTCCTTGCTGGATGCGCCCCACGCCCTCAGAGCCAGCGCCAGCCGCGTCGGCTTGCCGTTCTTTTCCATCGGGCCAGGCATGTTGCCCATACGCGCAAGAAACGATGCGCGGCGAGGGTTGTCGCCTGACTTCACCGGAGGCTTCAACGTGCCGCCAGTCTCACGCTTGTAGGACTCGCGGCCTTTTTCGTTTAGGCCACCCTTGGGGTTCTTGCCCTCTTTGCGAGTCCACGCTGCGGTCATCGCTTGTTCTCCGGCTTGGCAGTTTTGGCGGCTTCCTTGAAGTCTGCCGCCGTCGGCCTGCCCTTTTCGCCTGCACGCTTCATGCGCTCGCCAGAGCCGGCCTTAATGCGCTCTTGCTTGGCGAGGATGTTTGCGTACAAGCCGGGCTTGTTCATGGCATTACGCGCTAAAAACGCCAACCGCGATCACGTTGCAACCTGCGCCGGTTGTGACCTTCCACGCCCCGTTCTGCGATGCCGCATTGATTTCAAGGCTGTAGGTGCCAATCGGCACGTTTGCAGACACCAGCGGGATCGACGTCGCGTTGTCCAGCAGCGTAACGGTTCCGGTCAGCGCGGTGGAAACATTGACGATGATCCGGTGCAGGTAATCGCCTGCGGCGCCAGTGCCACCCAACACCTGCGCGGTCTGCGAGGCGGCGACGGTCTCATAGGTATATCGGTACGGATTCTGCGTGCCACTCATAGTCTTGCCCTCCTAGGCTGCTGCGATTCGTGCATCGCCCACATATCGTTCATGGTGACCTCGTTCTGCGGGCCGACGATAAGCACTTTCTCTTGCACAGGGATGGACGCCTTCGGCTCTTCCTCCCACGCCACCGCTAGCATACGGAAAGCGTCGGCCGGATGTGAACACCAGTTGTGAACCGGCGTCGCTCGAAACGCTTTCTTGTCTTCATCATACTCGCGCTGGTACTGCTTCAATGCCTCTATGCCGTCGGCGCAGCGTTCCACATGGAACCAACACCGCGGCAGCATACGCCTCACCGCTTGGATGCCGTTTTGCAATCCAATGTCGGGAACTATCCGCAGTGAATTGACGCCAAGAAACTCTGCCAGCTGTTCGATGATGCTCTTGCCTCCCGAGGCCAGCGTCTTTGCGCGTGCATCGTGCGGCAGATGATGTTTTCCGTAGCGATATGGTTTGTCGGTAATGACTTGAGCCAGTTCTGGGACGGTCGCGCCACTAACTGCGTAGTAGTCAAGAACATGGATTTCGCCTCGGATGACTTGATACCACCAGATCGCTGTGTCGTCTTTGTATCCAAGATCCCACGCCGTGTGAACCGGCAGGCTGGGTTCATAAGGTACGTCGCGGATGCGGCCCTGCTCTGTGGCCTGGCGCATCTCAACTCCATATATGGCCCCGACGATAGCGGCGTCAAAGCTGCAAAGGTATTCCTGCGCGAACTGATCCTCTGTCATTTGGGACTTGGCCGCCTCTAACTCGGTCGCAGGCAGCAGGCCGGATCGGTCAGCGGGCAGGGACATACAAAACCAGTCTGCGAGGCGCTGTGCGCGGCTGTAGACGGCGTGGAAGTCGTTGCGCCCCTTAGGCGTGCCCATGAACACGCACCAGCCCTGCTTGTCACTGAGGGCCGGCCTCACCACCAACGGAAACACGCTGGGCTTCCAATCGCCGAACTCATCGCACACCACGCCGCTGAAGCCCAGGCCTCGCATGGCGTCTGCGTTGTCGGCGCCGAACAATCGAATGACTGACCCGTTGATCAGCGTTACCGTCAACTCCGCTTCATTAGTCTGCTGCGTGATCGGCTGGGCAAACTGCTTCAAATAGCCCCACGCCACGGACTTGGCCTGAGTGCGGTAAGGGGCGATGTAGGCAAACAAACCATTAGAGCCGGTGTAGGTGATGGCTGCACGGATAATGTCATTTATGGCCGCAACTGTTTTTCCTGCACGCCTATGGGCCACCAGACACGCCCACCGCTGGGTGCGGTTGTGGAAGGGCATGAACGCCTTCCGAGGGGCATAGTCTAGGACAATCTCTGTCACTGCGGCTCGCGCCAGGTGATGTGCATGGCGACCGGCTTGTCCTTGTCACCGATATGCTCGGTGCGTGCCAGTTTAGGTATGTGGTACTCGATAACGTCGGTCATGCAGCGCCATGCGGCTTCGGGGCCTTTGGTCTTGTAAATCTCTTCAAGCCAAATGGACATGCGGTGAGCGTTACCGTCCACCAGTCTTGCTATTGCCTCTCTTGCCTCGGTCGTTGCCTTGTTGGGTACGCCCTTGGGTCTGCCTGCCATTGTTTTTGCTCAACCTTGAGTAATAATTAAAGTGTTACCGTTTCTTTAGTGCTTCTGCCAGTCGTTTTGCCTTATCGGCCTGGTTGTAGTCTTTGGCTACGCTTTGAGGGATGCCCATGCGTTTAGCGAATGCGGGGTCGTGTGCGGCGGCCGCCATTGTCCTGCGCTGTTTGTCGCTGTGTGAGGGCATCTACTTGCGCTCCAAGATCTTGACCTTCTTTTCCTCGCCAGGGAACACCACAAAGTTGCGGGTTTGCTTTTCGCCTTGACGGGAACCTTGATCGTAATATTTGATGCCTGGTATTCCGTTTTTACGCAAGTTTTTTGCTAACACCGCATCGTTGCCCAAATGATAAAACAGCTGGCTCATCGGTAGCGCATCTGTGCCGTAGTAGTCAATTGTCTTTTGAATTGTTGACGGAAACATTGCGAGCAAAGCTGCCTTTACGCTTTCAGGTTGTTGATTGAACGTGACATCGTAATCAATCATTCTATCAATCATCTCGTCGGGGAGATCGGCTTTGTAAAGGGAGCCTTTTGTAACTTCCGTGTATGTTGGAAGTTTTCCAGATTCGATAAAAGGCAATTCTGCTTCTTTACTGGCAGCTAAATCATCAGCCCATTTATGGCCGCGAGATTTCAAATCGGCAATCTGTGCTTTGTAGGTCTTTATAGTGTCTTGCCGAGCAAGATCACCACCTCGTTGTTTCATTTCCAATGCGGCACGATGTGCAGGATTAGAATTATCAAAAGGTTTTCCATCAACAAGCATATCGAAATCGGACAAAGATTGTTGATATTGACCAGCCACATCCGGCGATTCAGCCAGATATAGCCCATGCCCGTAAGCCTGCGCTCCCTCACCCGTGCCTATCTTGCTGGCATCAAACTCGCCTAACGGGTTGGCTTCCGTAGGTTCAAACGTATGCGGGGTGCCGTGATGCACGATTAATTCGCGCACTGATGGGGCTGCACGCAGTGCTTTGGCTATCCGCATCGGGTCGATAAAGCTGCCCGCATACTCGCCCGCGGCTTCGGGGCTGGTCGATGCGGTGCGTGCGCGTTCTAGTTCCCCGCTCACCATTGCGCGGCCGGTGCCGACAGGATCGGTCACTAGTGCCTTGCCGAACTGCCCCAGACCCTGAGCTGTGGCGTCCAGCATCGGCGTGGGCTGGCGCTGGCTTGCTAATTCTGCGAATTCTGCGGTTGTCTGCGGGGTGGACGGTGCGCTGGTGAACGCCTCATAGCCCAACTGGCCTAGGTCACGCGCCCTGTTTGCCAGGCTCTGGCCTACGCCACCGGCAAAGTCTCGCGCCACCTTTGCGGCCTGTAGCTGGGTCTGCGTGCCGGCCTGGTCTGCCTGCGCCTTGAGCCGCTCGAGGTAGTCCAGTGCCGCGGCAATGCGTGAGGGGCCGGCCATCAGTGCAAGAACCGCAGCTTGTACAAGGTGCTGTCGATCTGGTCGACGATCTCGTCCACGATGTTCTGCAGGGCGCTGTCTTGCGGCAGGTCTTTGCGCTGCAGGTCAACGTATCGCTTGATGGTCTTGAGGTAATCCACCGGATCCTTTGCAAGTGCAAAGTCCGACGGATACTGCTTGATCCTGTCGTAACAGCCTTGATAAGCCTCTGCCCACTTGTCGGTCAGTTCTACGATGTTGTCGTAATACTCGCCCAGTGCAACGTGTTGCGCGTAGGACTGGGTTTGCAGGTGCAGGAAGTGCGTCGCGGTCGCTGAGTGCAAAAGCACGGCGATGAACTGCGCGGCGGCTTTTTCGTAGTTTTCGGCCATTTGAGTGTCCTCGCGTCACATACCCGAATAATACTCGCCTGTCAACGCTGCGGCAAGGAGTCTCGCAGCAACGGCAGCGCATCTTCAAGCCGCATCATCACCAACCACTCTTCACCGTCGCCACGCATTAGCACCAGTGGCGTGTGCTGCTGTGCTGATTTGGTCGCCTGTTCCATAAATTCATGCACCGCAATGCGTTTGCGGCGTTTGACTTCGATACGGTATTGCGCCAGTTCGATGTCGAAGCCCCCGTCACGGGTTTGCGTAAGGTTGCGCTTTACCACCCAGCCCAGTTCGCGGCTAAGAATCTCGCACGCCTCTCGCTCACCTGCCGAGCCTTTACGTCTGCTGTTCATAATGTTTCCACTTGGTTAATTCTCTCGCCTATCCACCGCATGACAGGCACCGCCATGCTGTTGCCCAGCGCCTTATAGCGCGGGCCGTCTGGACATTGGTCGGCGCTCTTGCCGCGCCACGGGATCTCCGTGTAGCCGTCTGGAAAGCCTTGCAGGCGTTCGCACTCAACCGGCGTGAGGCGCCGCACCTGCATGAATTGCTGTGCAATCACGGTTGTCGTGCTGGCCTCAGACTGACCGGGCTGACGTGCGCGCAGCGGAGTGTGGACCTCCGTCGCCTTTGCGCCGTTCGTCGCGGGAACGCCAAGAATGTCAAACGCTACCGGCTGCGCCACCGCCGCAGTGGCGCATCCTTGTTTGCTGCCCGTTCCAATCGCGTGACACGCATCCACCGAGCTAATCGGGTCTTGCGTTGGGTGAAACGATATCGGCTGCGCCACTGGCTGAAGCACCGCTTTGCCTTCTTTCACCCACTGGTTGCTTCCCCACTTTGCCGCATCGGTAGCACACAAGGTATTCATCACGTTGGGATCAGCCCCGCTGCTGATACCGTTGCCAACAGTTGCCGGAATCACTCCCCCGTCGCAGTCGAAGTCGGTGCCGAGGCCACCGCCTGCAGTGCAGCGGCTAGGGATGGTGGGAGCTGCTTTCCCCGTTTCTCGGCTCGGCGCAGGATGCCCTTGCAAGCTGTGGCGCTCAAAAAGAACCGCTGCGGCACGTTGCCAGCCTCCAAGACATCCGACAACGAACACACGGCGGCGGCGCTGGGCCACTCCAAAGTATTGAGCGTCAAGCACTCGATATGCGAACCCATACCCGAGTTGCCCCAGCCCTCCGAGGAAGGCTCCAAAATCCCGTCCTGAGTTTGATGACAGTACGCCGGGGACGTTCTCCCAAACCAGCCACTTGGGCCGATAGCGGTCAGCAATTGCAAGGTAGGTGAGCATGAGGTTGCCACGCGGGTCTGCCAATCCTTTTCGCAGTCCTGCGACGCTGAAGGATTGGCAGGGGGTTCCTCCGACAAGAACATTGACATTTGCATCGGGCCACTCCTGATATTTTGTCATGTCGCCCCAGTTGGGCGTGTTGAGATAATGGTTAGCCAATACGGCGCTGGGAAAAGATTCAATTTCGCTGAACGCGACCGGCTCCCAGCCCATGTGATGCCAGGCAACGCTGGCGGCTTCAATTCCAGCGCAAAGAGACAGATATTTCATGACGCCGCCTTGTGGTCGTCGCACAGTTTCCGCGCCTCTGCCGGATCGGTAACCGTCCCCAAACATTGCGCCACCTGTTTTGGCACAACGTACCAAGCACTGTAGCCATACTGGTCGTCAATTTTGGACGCGCTTATCGAATACGATCCGCAGTCCGACAGCCACCCCCATTGGTTGATTCGGGTGAACTTCATCGGGAACCCCTACAGGCTTTCCTGCGCCCCTGTGATGCTGACCCGCTGGGGTAGTAGCGGGGTAGGCTAGAAAAAGTCATCAGCGCCACCGTATGAGGCCACAGCGGGGCCATTGGCGAGGTTTCTCAACTCAGCTTCACATCGCGCCACGCAACGCTGGTATGCCTCTTGGTATTGGGGGCTGTCTACCGGAAACCGGAAGGACAGGCGGCCGATGTAAGCCGTTTGAAAGTCGCGCCAGAACTTTTCGGGGTCAGCCTTACGCATCCGTTCCCATGTTTCGGTGACAAAATCGTATCTCGCTTGCACCTCTGCATCATTTTGCACCACCGGCCTGTTTTCATCCTTGGGCCGCAACTCCGACGGCTTGGGGAAAAACTTGCCGTAGCGCATATGCGACTTGGCGCACGTCTCCACCACCTCCCACGGCTGGTCTTTCAACGCCATCCAGTAGCTTTGCTTCATCAAGTCGGTGGCCGGTTTGCCAAACGTCTCGCCCAGCATTTCCATCAGCGCATCGAAATTGCGCTTGTCGGGACTATGCATCGTCATCCTCCTGGTCTGCCCACGTTGACTTCGGTTTCACGGGTTGCGGTCTTTCCGGCAACGGGAATGGCCCCCGCCACAGCCCACTGCGAAAGAACTTGGCGGGCGAGGTGATGAACTGCGTGCCTATGCGCCCCATCGCTGACTGCTGTCCGGCGTAGGCAGTCACCGCAGCCAGGATCGTCTCCGGCGTCTCGCCTTCCTCAAGCAGCTGGTTGCAGGCCCGCTCTGCGTCCATCCATGCCACTCCGGCATACGTCCCCTTGGGGTATGCCTTCTTAATGGCAAAAATGTCGATAACCTCGCGCGCGCTCTGTGTGTTCAATGACGGTTCATTTGATGGTTCTATGATGGTTCTAGGTCGCGCTGTGCGACGGGTGTAGTCGCTCTGTGCGACGGGTACTAGTCGCTCTGTGCGACGGGTGTGGTCGTCCTGTGCGACTAGTCGCGCTGTGCTACTAGTCGCGCTGTGCGACGGGTTAAGGCGATACGTGTTCGTTTTCCCCGACTCTGTAGACCGCGAAAGATGATTCTTGTCTTCCAATTCGGAAATGGTACGGATGATTGTTGCGCGGTGAAGGGATGTCTTTTTTTCCAAAGTGGTAATTGAAGGCCAGCAGATTCCCTCGTCGTTGGCATTGTCGGCCAGCGCCAGCAAGACGATCTTTTGCGTCGTCGGCAAGTCCATGTCCCAGACCAGCGTCATCAGCTTGATGCTCATGCGCCACCAGCTTTAGGGGGGAGGATCAATTCCGCGTTATTCATCCTCCCCCCCTCATGGTTCGCCACTTTTCAGCCTCTTTGCGGGTGTAATTTTTGACGCTCTCCCGCTGGCACAAAGCACACCGGCCGGTCAGGACATAGCGTTCGCTGACCCCTTCCTCGCCGTGAGCGTTCTTTGAGCAAGGCGCACCTAGAAAGGTGGCCCTGCCAGCCTTTGCGGCAGCCTTCCTGTTTTCCTTAAAAAAATCACTTGACATTGTAAAAATTGCCCTTTTCTGACGTAAGTGGCTGTTTTTATTGATTCCAGTTTCTGACAAACGGCAATCAAAAAACAGTTGACAGGCACAGCGTAAGGTATAAGCTAATCGACATCAAGCCACCATAACGGCTTGCAAGGAGAACAGCATGAACAGTGCGTATGTGAAGCGGTTGCGGCGCGAACAGCGTGCGTCAGCCGCGATGGGGGTTTTGGGCGCCATCCTGTTGGGCGCGATGGTCATCGTAGTGCTGGCCGCGATGGTCGCCGCGTGGCAGCACTTCCCTACCGGCTGGTGGCTGCCGGTTGAGCAGCGGCCCTTCGGGGGTGCGCTGTGAGCGCCCTGCGTTACTGGTACTCAAGCTGGGACGCACCGCCCGATGACGTTGATGGTTGGGACGGCGTGGTGGATGTGAACCTCACCCTGCACACCGTCAACGGCTGGTATCGCGTGCGCGGCGAGATCAAAGCCACACAGGTTGATTTCATTGACCTTGACGCCCGTACGGTCACCGTTGAGCGCCTTGACCCGCACGGGCTGTGGCTGCCTGCCCCGCGCTACTCGCGCTGGGACGACGCCAACTGCAACGCGTGGGAGCAGCTGCACCTGGCCGTCGAACCAATCTGGCAAACCGAATGGGACGCCAATAAAGACTACCTGCTGCCCGAGGATTACAACGGCCCGATTGATATGCGCGAACCGGAGGATTTTCTGTGAACAACGAACTGCGTTTCCCGCCCACCCTGCAGATTGTCCCCAAGGCTCAGTCCGACGCCCTGCGTCGACGACAGGAAGCCGCCGCAGCGGCGCTGGGCACCCGATGGGTGCTGCACCCCGCCAACAGCCCAAAGCGCGGCACGTTCCTTGAACTGCTGCAGTACGTCGAACAGGGAGGCGACATCAATGCGCTCTGATTCCATCAAGTTTGCCGCTATTGCCGGCCGCAACTTTCAAATCGCCCGCGACCATATGCGTGCCGCCCGTAAGTGCAGCCACGCCGACCTGCAGGCACAGATGATTGAAACCGCCAAATTCAGTAACCGGCTGGGGGTGACGTACCTGCAGCTGGCCCGAAACGCTCAACGCCATGAACACATCCGCATCACCGCAGAGGTTGAATATGCAATCTGAGAACATTGCCGAATTGGCCGCCGCTTTGTCCAAGGCTCAAGCCAACATCACGGGTGCGCTGAAGGATTCAGCCAATCCGTTTTTCAAAAGTCGCTATGCGGATCTCAATAGCGTGTGGGACGCTTGCCGCAAACAGCTGACCGACAACGGGCTGTCAGTCATCCAAACCACCGACATCGTCTCAGACATGGTTGTGGTGCGTACCACGCTGGCCCACGCATCCGGCCAGTGGATCAGCGGTATTTTGCCGGTCAAGGCAAAGGATGACGGCCCGCAGGCGCAGGGCTCTGGCATCACCTACGCCCGCCGGTATGCCCTTGCCGCGATTGTCGGCCTCGCCCAAATCGACGACGACGCAGAAGCCGCTCAGGGCCGGCCAGGCATCACCCCCAAGGGTGACATGGGGCTGACCATTCCAGCCGCCCAGCGCGATCCACTTGTCGCTGAAATCCGCGCCGCCTTTGACCTCGACGCGGAAGAAACCCAGATCGCGCAGGCGGTGCTGGCCATCCACAACAGGATTCGCACTCAACCCGACCTGTATGTGGCCGTGGCTGACGCCATGACCGCCAAAGAGCGCAACGCACTGAAGGCTTACATCAAGATGGCAACAGGAACGCTGTGATGAAACATTCTCCAGGGCCGTGGACAATTGATACACACGATCTTGTAGAAGATCAATGGAGCATTGTTTCCAAACCGCGCATGGCATTTGTGGCAAGCATTACTTACCACGAACCTGACGAAGATGACACGCCAGATACTATGCCGACAATTCAAGAAGTAAAAGCCAATGCCCGTTTGATTGCCGCTGCTCCCGAATTGTTAGAAGCATTAATTAACTTGCTGCTTTGCACACAAATAACAACAAACGAAACGCAACAAAAAGCAATTTTATTCGCTTTGAAAACTATTTCAAAAACGCGTAGCTATGTGAAATAACCATCGTTAATCAACAACCATCGTTTAACTGGAGATTATAAATTAATGGAATACGACAACACCAACCGCGGTGCCTTGTACAAGAACGACAAGCAAGGCAACGAAAAGCGGCCGGACTTCACCGGCAAGATTAACGTCAACGGCCAGGACTTTGACCTGTCCGGCTGGATGAAAGTCAGCAAGTCAGGCAACAAGTACATGAGCCTGTCAGTGCGTGAGCCGTTCAAGAAAGCCGCCAAACCTGCAGCGCCTGCTGTAGAGCCGTTCAAAGACGACGACATTCCATTTTGATCCATGATTACCGATAACCGTGCTGAAAAGGCTTTGCGCTACCTCGCAGAAACCGACGAAACCTGCGCCAACGCCAAAGCCGTCATGGAACGCATGGAATACAAAGCTAAAGCGATACGTCACCAAGTGTTCTTAATGGAACAAGGCACCGTGGCCGAACGTACCGCCAAGGCCGAAGTAGACCATGACCACCAAAACGCACTACTTCAATACTTTGACGCTTTAGAAACCTACAGCGCCATCGCTAACAAGCGCGAGACAGAGCGAATTGTGCTTGATACCTG